CTGGAAAGAACAAAAGAGTAAAAACCCATTCATAATGTTTAAAGCCTCAAACGCCGGCGCGGCGTTTAGCCCTCAATATAGCTAATATCCGAGCGCCAGCGAGGCAAGGGCGACTGCCCGCCGGCGCCCTTTGGCGCGCTAGCCAAGTGAGCGGAGGCGAACGCCCGGCGCTTGAGGGACAGACAACAAACTAATTAACGCGGGGTGGAGCAGCCCGGTAGCTCGTCAGGCTCATAACCTGAAGGTCGCAGGTTCAAATCCTGCCCCCGCAACCAAAATTTCTGACAAGATGTCAAACACTTAAGCCGCCTTCGGGCGGCTTTTGCGTGTCGCGTCGCGTCGCAAACCCGTCCCGAACACTCCCCAAAGATTCCAAAGGCTTACGACCGGCCCCGATTCCTCCGTGCGACACGGATGCGACACGGGACCGGGACAATGTTCGCAAGACGTTCACGGCTGACGGAACTTGCGCTCTGCGGCCGGCTGGGCTCGGCTCCGCTCGCGGCGAAACGCGTTGCAGCCGACAACGCGTTTTGCAGCGGATCATACGGCCACTGCCGCGATATCATGCTCAGAGCCCTTTCGAGGATTGGATGCGGACGACCGAGATGCGCTCGGTCGCCCCTGCGATCTGCCGGTTGATGTCCGCGAGCGCCGCGGCCATCTCGCCGTCGCTCGCGTAGGTGATGCGCTTGCCGTCATATTCGACGGTGCGGACGCCCCGATAGCGCGCGGCCATCAAGGCGTCTCGCCAGGCGGTGAGTTGGGCGAGGTCGGCCATGCTTACGCCCCGGCGTTCATGAACCAGCCGCGATGGTCGATGAAGCCCGCGCCGAAATCGAGGATCACTCGGATCTCGACGCCGTCCACGTCCCAGCCCGAGCGGCTCTCGACCTGCGGGCCCTCGGCGCCCGAGAGATAGGCGAATTCAAGCCCGTCGATCTCGCCGGGCTCGGCGGTGACATACCAGCGCGTAGGCGAGGTCAGACGCGGCTCGACCACCAGCGAGAGCGACCCGGAAAACGGGTTCACATCCGCAGCAGTCGCAGGCGCGATGGAGGCCAGCCACTTCTCGGCCGTGGTCTCCAGCGCGGGCGGGACCAGCAGGTGCTTCGGCGTCACCCGGATCGTGCGGTCCTCGATGCCCTTCTGGGTGCGCAGCGCCAGCCGAGCGGCCGACAGCGTCGCGTCGGAAATCGCAGCCCCGGTGCCGGCCTTGTTGCCGTGATCGGCATGGAACAGGGTCTTGCCGTCCGACATCGTAGGTCCATTGCCGTTTCCCGCCTCCAGCAGGGTGACGAGGATCCGGGCTTCGGTCTCGGCGGCGGCCTGGCCCATCCGGCGGGCGAGGTCCGCGAAGGCGCCAAGGTCGTCGTTGACCAGCACCTGCCGGGTGATGCCGATTTTGCGTGCCCAGGTCTCGACCTTGTAGGCCTCCCGCGCCTCGGCCATCGTCCCGGCCTTGATCTCGCCATGCTCGTCGAGCTTCTCCAGCAGCGGCGCCTCGCCCAGCATGATCTTGTTCACCGAGCGGAAGTCCCGCGCCGTCGTCTGGCGGCCGAGGCGGCGGATGCCCGAGGGGGCAGCCTGGTAGGCGTCACGCAGCACGCGGCCCACCGTGTCCCCGAGGATGATGGGGAAGTCGGAAGTGGTGTGCAGCGCACGGGTGACGAGACTCGCTGGCGACAGCGCCATGGTGGACTCGCCCCGCAGGGTCAGCAGCTCCTTCGCCATGTCCACGGGCGTCGCATAGGCGTAACGCCGGGCGGGTTCGCTCAGTTCGTGACGCGGATTGATGCGGGCATAGAGCGCCTCGCCCATCTGGCGGGCGCGGATTGCAGGGTCGTCATGGCTCTCGCCCATCTCGACGCGGACCTGTTCGGTGCGGATCGTGGGCGCGGAGCGCTTGGCCAGCGCCTCGAAGGCCGCGCGGCGGGCGGTGTCGGGATCGGCCCCGGCGTCGATCTGGCCGTCGATCCAGGACTGGTCCAGTCCTGCGATGCGGGCGATGGATCGGATCTCGGCATTTGCCTCGGCGCGGGTCTCGGTGGTGGGCGCCGTGTCGGCGGCTTCGCGGGTGGTCGTGTCGGTCATTTCTGTCTCCATGCGAATATGGGCGCCGGGATCGGCGGGCGTCGGCACCAGGGAAATCTCGTGGGGCGTCCAGCGCACGGCTGTCAGCACGCGCGTGCCGTTCTCGGTCGTCTCGGACCATTCCTCGACCGAGTAGCCGACCGAGACATGCCGCAGGATGCCTGCCAGCACGTCCTGCCAGATCGGCTCCACCTCGGGTCGGGCCGAGAACTGGATGAGCGCCGTGCCGCGCTTGCCATCGACGGCGGCGCTGCGGACCGTGCCCAGCACGTCGCGCACCGCGGTCTGGCGGTGTGCGTCGAGGACGCTGGCCCCTTCAAGGCGCGAGAGGTCAACGGCCTCGGGCGCGAGGCTCAGCCGTTCGATGTATGGCCCCGCCATGTCGCGGCGGGGCACGGGCGCGCCGGTGGACCAGACGACTTCAACGTTGCGTTCTTCAACGTTGACCGACTGTGGTCGGAGCGTCGCCCGGCGGGTGTGCAGTTCTACGGTGTCAGCCATTTCCAGCCTCCTTTGGTTGCGACGCCACAGATTGGTCGAAACTCAGCCCCAGCTCCTCCGCACGCTCGCGGTCGGCGGCGATCTCGGCATCGACCTGTTCGGCGTCGTAGCCGCGTTCGGAAATCGCCTGGGACCGGCTCTTGAGCCCGGCATTGATCGCCAGGATCTCGGCCTGCACGTCCTTCATCGGATCGACGTAATCGAACTTCGGCGGCAGCCATTCGCAGCCCAGGTAGGCGTCCAGGTTGCGGTCGAAGTCCCGCGCGGGAAGTTCGCCGGTCAGCACCGCGAGCCGCACGAACCGCTCCCAGACCGGGCGGCAGAACAGGTGAACCACCACGTTGTGCTGGAGCTGCTCGACACGGCGGCGGAACTCGATCAGCCCCGCCCGGATCGAGGAATAGGTGACGCCCTCCAGGTCGCCCGAGACCAGTTCATAGGGCAGGCCGAGCCCTGCCGCGACGGCGCGCAGGTGGTTCTTCACGAAGGGCGCGTAGGCGTCATGCTCGGTCGGGTTCGAGAAGCGGATGTCGGCGCCGGGCGGCAGCGGGATCAGGCTGCCAGGCTCCATGCCCACGGTCAGCGCGCCGCCGGTGTTGGTGCCCGAGAGCCCGCCCGCCGTGCCGTCGGGATCGGTGATGAAGCCGGTGAACAGAGCCGCGACCTTCGCCTTCACGAGGGCGGCGTCTTCGAACTGGTCAAGCTCGTGCAGCCGCAGCAGCACCGGCGCGAGCCAGGTGATGCCGCGCAGCTGGCCCGCGGCGAGCGGCTTGAACAGGTGCAGGCAATCGGCGGCGGGGACGCGGAGCGGGTCCATGCGGAGAGTTCCCAGCGGATCGCCCGGGCGGGAGGACAGCACCCTATAGGCGACCCTCCGGCCGGCGGCATCGAACTCGATGCCCGCGCGAATCCGCGCCCCGCCGCCGATCTCGCGGTGCAGGTCCATTGGAACCTGCTCGCGATCCAGAAGCTCGAGGTGGAGGGGGATGCTGGCGGTGTCGCTGGCCACGCGCAGCCGGGCGAAGCTCTCGCCGCTCTCGACCATCGCGCGCACGGCCATGGCCTGCAGCCCGTAGAAATCCGCCAGCCCATCCGGGGCGGCGTGATCCGTCCAGCGCAGCCAGAGCGCCTGCAGCCGCTCCCGCACCGCGCGGTCGGGATGGGTGGATTGCGGTTTGATTCCGGCGCCGACGACATTGCCGACTAGACTGTCGACCGCCGCCGCGACCCATGGGTTGTTCCGCGCATACCACCCGGCCCGCCGCGCCGCCGTGGTCGCGCCCGCCAGGATCGCCGCGTTCAGCCCGTCAAGCGTCCGCGCCCCCTCCCAACGCCGCCCGCCACCCGCAGCGTCGAAGGCGCGCGCCCTGCCGATCCCGAGAAGCCGTTGGACGAAGTTCCGCATGCCGCCGAATTTCGCGCGGCGGCAAGCCTCAAGCTATTGGGAACGTTTGGTAATATTCGGCGGTCAGCCAGACAGCCCGAAATCAGGTGCCAATCTTCTCCACCAGCTGTGCTCGCATGTCCTTCCCATCGACCGTCTTTTCGACGACGATGAAGAGCCCTTTTCCGCCGCTCTTTTTCTCCCACAGCTGGCCGATGGTGCGTTTTTCGGCGGTGTCTGGGCCGTCGGCAATGTGTGCGCCCTTGTACTCGACGACGAGCAGCCGTCCGTCCTCCAACTGTGCCACGAAGTCCGGGTAGAACTTGTCGGTCGCGGTCGGCAGCCAGAACGAGTTGGGGTGGCGGGCGACGTTGCGAATCCAGAACTTCAGGCCCGGCAGGCTGTCGATGGCCTGAGCGCACTGGAACTCCTCGCCATTCTCGGCGCCGTCGAAGGCCGGCACGTGGTCGGGGCCAAGGAAGTGTTTGCGGGGTTTCCAACGGCCTCGATACCGGCGCTGGTCCCAGTACATCCCGTCCTTGAAGCTGAACGCCTCGTCGAAGGACACGTCCACCTTGGCTTCCGGGGCGAACAAGTAGCGCTGGTAGACGCCGTCGCGCTCCTGCTGACGAATCGCGGCGAGTTTCTCGCGGACCTTTCGGGCAAGGATGAACTTGCACCGCATCAGCGCCGCGATGTGCATGCCGCGTGTGGTGATCAGGTGGCCGACGAGATCACGCAGCCAGCGGAGCAGTTCACTCTGATGAATATCCGGTTGGCGCACCTGCCGGTCGAGCCAGAGCACCAGCGCCTCCGGCGTCCACCCTTCGACATCGACGTCGAGCGCCAGTTGTTCTTCTTCGTCGGCGAACTGGTATGTTATGCGGTTGCCGTCGAGGTCGATTTCGAAGCTGCGTGCCGTCTCGCGGATCGCAAACTCGGCCTCGCCCAGCTTCGAGGAATGATCGAGCAGCGACCAGTCATGGAACTCCATGAACACATCGGTGTCGGCAAACTCCAGCTCGCCCTGGATCTCCGACATCAGGCGCGGGACCTCAAAGGTCTCGCCCTGTTCGGCGGGCGACAACTGGTCCTTCACATCGACGCGGTATTTCGAGACGGCCTCGGCGAAGCCCTTCCGCTCCGTCTCGGGCAACGTGTCGGCGATCACCTTCTCCAGCTCGCCGTCGACGCGGCCGGTGACAGCGAGTTCGATCTTGCCATCATCGGTTTCGCGAACGCTCACCCCTTCGCGCCTCTTCAGTTCTGCAACCACCTCAGGTGTCGCCGTCACCGTGTGTTTGAAGGTCGGCTTCGGCTTCTCGCTCGGACCAAAGAGGCCGGTATCGGCGTCGAGCGAAGGTTGGGCCGGCTCGATGTTGTCGAGCGCCTCGTCCTCCTCGAAGCCCATGGCCACCAGCTTGTCAGCCAGCGACTTTGCCGCTTCGCCAAAGGACGGCTCGGACAGAAAGGCATAGGCCCGGTTCAGAGCATCAATCTTGCGGCGCTTGGCGTAGGGCATCCGCAGCACGCGTCCCAGCAACTGCTCGACAGCCACCGCACTTTGAATCCGCGAGACGGAGCAGAAGACATAGGCAAAAGAGCAGTCCCAGCCCTCTTTCAGTGCCTCGACGGTGATCACGTATTCGACGGGGCATTTCGGGTCGAACAGGTCGATCCCGTCCAACTCGCGCTGGTCGCCGGTGGCCACGGCGATCTTGTTCTCCGGGATCTGTTCAACCTCCATCAGGTGCTTCTTCAGCACCTCGACGGTCACCTCCTGGTTCTTGGGCTGGGCCTGGAACAGGACAATGGGACGGATGTAGTCGGTATCCTTCTCGGCTTCTTCTGCCAACGACGCGCGTGATGCGATCGCTCCGTTTACTGCGTTTTGCCAGGTATCGTGTTCGGCCAGCATGACCGGAAGCTTGATCATTTCCTCAAGTTTCAGCTCCTGTGCCGTCACGCTGTGCAGGATGTTGGAGTTGAGGCGCGGCGTCGCCGTGAATTCGATGATGGCGGATGGGTTCACCCGCGCCTGCATCTCCCGCGTCAGGCCCGTAACGGCGTTGTGCGCCTCGTCCACGATCATCAGCGGCCGGTGAATGTGCATCAGGTTGGCAAAGGAGAACTTCACGCCGCCGCCGTCCAGCGTCTCCAGCCCCGGCAGTGACTTGGGCAGCGCGGTGAAATGCGGCTCCATGTTCTCGTTGTGGGCATAGACCTTGCGGCCCTCGGTATTCGACACACGCAGGGTCTGGATCGTGCCGACGACGATGCAGCAATGATCGCGGATATCGTGCGGGCGGATGTGCGTAAAATCGGCGATGTCGAACACGCGCACCCGTCCGTCGAAGGCTTCGTCCAAGGCCTGCCGATAGGGATGGCGGGTGTTCTTCAGCGCCTCGGCTGTCTGTTGGCGGATGGTGTTCGACGGCACCAGCCACAGGACCATGGGGTAGTCTTTTTCCACCCAGGCATCGCGCGCGATGCCGATGGAATAGGCCCCGAGGATGGTCTTGCCCCCCCCGGTGGGCAGGCGCAGGCAGACATAAGGAACGTTCGGCAGTTCGGCGAGCGGCGTGTAGGTGCCGCCGTAGCGGCCGAGCCGTTTGGCCTGCTCCGGCTCCTTGGTGATCGCCTCGTAAGCGCCCTTGGGGCCGGCGACGCGCGCCTCCTCGAAAAACCGGCGGAGAACGGAGAGAGTATCGGTCTGGTACTGCTTCAGCTTCATTGAATGCCCCCTCAGGCCCGCGCTTTGACGTCGTAGGGCGTCTGCTTGAAGGTGATGCGTTCGCGGTCGAGCGAGGCGGCGGTGAGCCGGGATTGTTCGCCATAGACGGTGAGCGGGCCGTCAAAGTCTGGCTCCAGCTTGGCGATTTCCTCCCGGATCAAAGCGAGTGTCGCGCGGGTCAGCACATTACCGCCGCCCGGCCGCTTGTCGCCGAGGATGCCGTTGTAGAGCAGCGCATAGGCGCGGCCATTGTGAATGCCGAGCAACGGGCTGCCGTGTTTTTCCTGCGCTATCGCTTCGCTGCTTGAGCGCGTGCCATCCCACGGCCGGTCGGTTTCGGAGAACCAGACATGCGCCGCCAGAACAGGGAAGCGGATGTCCTGCCGGATGTGGCCTTCCTCGTCGAAGACGGGCGGGCCGAGGCGGTAGAAGCGGAACCCGCCGCCGCCTTTCCAGCCGACAGCTTTCGAGATGCCGCCTTGCTCGCCCTCGATGACCTTGTTGAGGCGCGGCGCGCAATGGGTGACGGCGTGTTCGCCCATCTCGATGCCGATGTACCTTCGCCCCATCTTGTGCGCGACGGCGACCGTCGTGCCGGAGCCGAGGAAGGAATCCATCACAAGATCGCCTGGGTTTGAGAACAGCTCGAAAATCCGCTTAATAAGCGCCTCGGGCTTCTTTCCTTTTGGAAATTTTACTCCGCCCTCATTGTGCAAATTGTTGGATAAGAGATCATCCCAAAGGTTTGTCAGGGGCTCTCCTGAAATCAACTCACCATCTATTTCTTTGAGTTTTCCCGAGTAAAACAGCCATCTTTTCCCGTTCTTCAGGTATATGTCAGGGTATCCATTCCGCTTTTGCAAAAATACGCGATCTGGATCTTTCTTCGATTTGTCGATAAGCTCACGAGTCTGCTGACCTACGCCATCGTAAGCCGGTGGAACCGGCTGGACTACACGATGTGCGTTCTGGATCACGAATTCATCAAGACGTGCCTCGAACTCATCACCGAGCTCTTTTTTTGCCTCCTTCAGCGTCATCCCCAAGCGCTCAACGAATGCCTTGGAGAGTGGGACGAGTTTCCATTCAGAGAAATGTTCGTCATAGTTGACAATAAAGTTAGAGTAACGCTTGTCGCGATCTCGGCGCGAGAAAACTCGATTCGGTTGCCATCCGCCAGATTTGTTTTTGGCATATATGAGAACGAAATTGGTGTTTGTAACAAGACCTGGATTAATCGCCTTATGGCCGACGGCGGCGCCCTGCTTAAAAGTCACTAGGTTTACGCGGTTCTTTCTACCAAAAATTTCATCCATGATGATCGTTGCATAAGCGAGCTCTTCATCATCCAGATGAATGGCGATCGTTCCCTGTTCTGAAAGGAGTTGCTGTAAGATTTCTAGTCGCGCGTACATCAAGCTGAGCCAAATCGTGTGCTCCAAGTTGTCGTCGTAATGATCGAACGCTTGGCCCGTGTTGAAAGGCGGGTCGATGTAGATGCACTTCACCCGGCCGGCATAGAACGGCAGCAGCGCCTTCAGCGCCTCCAGGTTGTCGCCCTGGATCAGCATGTTGCCCGAATCGCCGTCGCCCGCCGACAGGTCGGGGACTTCCTCCAGCAGACGGTAGGGCACACGGCTCGCGCGGCGAATGTCTTCGTCTCGGGTCAGCCAGCTCAGGATCGGCATCAGTCACCGTTCGGTTCAGTGTTCTTGTCGCGGGACGGCGAAACGGCGTTGCCAGTCAGCTTCTCGTACTCCTCGACCGCGATCACCACCACGACCGGACGTCCGTGCTTCTCGATCACCACGGGCTCCGCGCGCGCCGTGTCGATCAGCCGTCCGAAGTTGTACTTGGCCTCGCGAGCCGAGAGCGCTTTCATTCGTCGCCCCATCGTTGAAAGGCCCATTGTGGCCACAATGGCCGCATCGTCAATCGTGAAAATTCATCCCATCCACGCCGACCGGATAACCGGCGCGCTGGCGGGCTTCGCCATTGGCGCCTTGCCCTTGCGTCCGGCCGCCCTCACGGCGTCGGCTTCCTCGTTCAGCCTCAACCCCATGCTGATCAGCCCATGCAGGGCGGCGTGGGCGTAGACGAAGGTGTCGAGGGCCTCGTTGCGCTCGCCGTCGCGCTTGGGCTGCCAGGAGCGGATGGGGCGGCCACGCTCGAAGCGGGTGACGACGCGCTCGGCGGTGAGCTGCCGGAAATACTCCGCATCGAGGCGGCGGGGGAAGTGGATCGCCCCAGGGCCGGGCTCGGTCAGGCGCAGGCGGGCGTAGACCGCGTCCTTCACCGCGTCCACGCCGACGATGAACAGCGGGATCTTGCCCTTGTTGGTGCGCGTCGGGCGGCGCGGCCAGACGGGGATGCCGGGCCCGCCGCGGCCCTTGATGGCCCAGATGCGGCGAGCGAGGCGGGGGCGGCAGAACTCGTAGGCCATCTTGGTGTGGTGGCCGCCGGTGTCGATGGCGGCAGCGCGCACGGGCAGGTCGAGCCCCGCGGGATGCGGGAAGGTTGCCTGCAGCACCATGTCGAGATCGGACCAGACGCGCGGGCCTGACGGGTCGCCCCAGAGCACTCGATAGTCGATGACCCATACCTCCTCGTCGCGGCCCCAGCCGAGGATCTGCACCTCGATCCTGTCGCCCTGCACGTCTACGCCCGCAGTTAGCACGGCGACGCCAGCGGGCAACGTCTCGCCCCAGTCCTCGCGCCGGGCCATGAGCGGGTCGGCTGGAACGGTGTCGCCGGCCTGGTCCTCCCAAGACTCGCCCAGCTTGGTGTTGACCCAGACCTGGAGGCGCGCGGGATCCTTGCGGACGCGCCCATGCTCGGCGGCGATGTCGGCCCATGTTTCCCAAGGCGAGTAGAGCGCGGAGAGGTGAAAGCCCGCGGTGCGGCCGTCGCCTTGGGCCGTCGGGCGCCACTCGCCGGCGGCCAGCAGGCGGGGCTTGTCGTGCTCATGGTGGATGCCGCCGCAGGCCTCGCAGACGAGATACGCCTCGTCACGCCGCCCCTCGGGCCAGCGGATGCGCGCCCAGGTGATCGGGGCCATGTCGCCGCAATGCAGGCAGGGGACGTGGTAGTAGCGCCTGTCGCTCTGCTCGAAGGCGGCCTCGATGCGGGAATGGCCCTTAAGCGTGGGCGTCGAGACCATGTAGATCTTGCGCCGCCCGCGGAAGGTCGCGGTGCGTTGGATCGCCAGATCGACGGGATCGCCCTCGCCATCGGCATCGCCGGGATAGCCGTCCACCTCGTCGAGGAACAGGTAGCGCACCGGCGTGGAGCGAAGGCCCACCGCGCTGTTCGCGCCGGTCATCACCAGCTGGCCACCCGGGAAAGATTTGCGGAACAGACTGTTGCCGGCGTCGCGGGATCGGGGCGCGGCGACCAGTTCGCGCAGGGCGGGCGTGGCCTCGATCAGCGGGTCGATACGGACGGTTGTGTTCCGGCGCACCATGTCCAGCGAAGGCATGACCAGCATGGCGATGCCGGGCGCGTTCTGGATGATGTAACCCAACCAGTTCAGCCCGGCTTCCGAGCCGCCGGTCTGTGCGCCCTTCATCAGCACGACACGTTCATAGGGGCTGGACGTGGACAGCGCATCCATCACCTCGCGCAGATAGGGCGTGCGTTCGGTGCGCCAGCGGCCGGGCTCGGCCGAGGTGGGTGGCAGGATGCGATGCCGGTCAGCCCATTCCGAGACAGGGATTGGCGGTTCGGGGCGGATGCCGCGCCGCCAGGCGAGATCGATATCAGGAACCATCACCGAAGCTCCCCAAGGGCATGTCGGCCAGATGTTCGAGATGCTCGCGCATCATCCGGTCGAGGGCGGTGAAGGTGGCGCGGGGATCGGCGCCGAGCTCGGCCGCCAGCAGGGGCGCGGTGCGCTGGACCCACGCGAGATGCGCGTCGCGTTCGGCACGGGCGCGCGCGAAGACCGTGCGCCGCGCCTCCTCGGCGTCGATCAGCTTGCCCTGCTCACGCTCATAGGCCAGCCGGGCGCGCTGGACCTTGACGATCTCGTGCAGCCGCTTCGCTTCGGCCAGCGTGGCGGTGCGGGTGGTCGCGGTGGCTGCGCCGCCCTTGTTGCGCCGGGCGGGGTCGAGATTGGTCTCGATCCAGGCCAGCCCCTCGGCCACGTCGATGCGCCCGTCTGCGCGGACCGGCAGCCCCTCGGCGACCAGTTGCGAGATGCGCCCCTTGGTCAGACCGACGCGGGCGGCGAAGGCGGTCTTGGTCTCGGCATCGTTGAGTTTAGGCATATTTGGCCCTCACGCTGGCGGACCAATGCGCTGCGCGTCCCCACATACGAATGTGCGCAGGAGGAACCGCCCGGCGGTCCGCAATCCGGCGATTCCTGCCATTCACGACGGTTCTGAAGTTTTCGCGAACCGTGCTGAGCGCCGCCGTCCGTTCACGAATTGTCTGGTGGGTTTGGTGGAGATCAGGGATTTGTTTCGGCCCGCTCCTGAGAACTGTCACGTCATGCGTCGCGGCGTGATGCCTGTCGTCATGTGTCGCGACCTTCCACGTCGCTGACACTTCCGGCGACAAACACAGATATCGGCCGGGACAAATCCACCAAAGCCACCAAACCCACCAGACGGATCGGGAATGAACGTCACGCATCGGCATGGCTCCGGAGAATTTCAGAACCGTCGTTGATCGGCGCGGCGCTCGGTTCCGCGTTTTGCAGCTGCCAGCGCGTATGCCCTGCCGACACGCCTGCGTTGACGAGGCGCAGCCCGCCCACGATCCGGTTCTGGTGTGCCCCGATCCAGCGCCCAAGCCGCCTGCCGTTGATCGCGCCGCCTTCGCCCGCGACCCGCAGCAGGGCCTCGCGGAACTCGGGGTGCACGAATTCGGCGCGGCCATAAAGCTGCGGTCGCTGTTCGGTCGCACGCTCGATCACGTCGCGAACACTGGCTGGCCGCATTCCTATCACCTCGCGCCATCCTTCCAGGACAGCGGTCAGCGCCTCGAGCTTCGGATCGGCGCCGCGAAGTTCCTCCATCGTGTCGCAGGGGTCGGCCTCACCCAGCCAGATCAGCGCGTCGCGGACCCAGCGCGACCAATCGGTGAAGGAGCCGAGCGGCGCGCGCTGCTGCGGTCGGCCGGCGATGTGGAAGGCGCGCAGGATGGTCAGCCCGGCCGAGACGTAGTCACCGCGCCTCTCGCTCACCATGGCGAGGGGATTGCGGTCGAAGGCGCGGAGCTCTGGCCGCTCCACCCCGGCGTCGAGCGTGGCGCGGAGCGCGCGGCGAGTCATGTCGCCCTCGAAGGTGAGGTTGTTGCCGGTGGCGAAGATGGCCGCGTTGCTCGGCACCTCGGCGTTCACGGACTTGCCAAGGATTCGGACCTTGAGGCTCGTTTGCGTCATGGTCTGGCAGAGAAGCTCGCCTCCCAGGGGTTCCTCGCAGTTGTCGATGGCGATCAGCACATCGCCCGCGATCAGCGCCGCGCCCAGCCGCTTCTCCATTTCCTCCTCGGACTTGCCCTGTGCGATCACCGGCGCGGGACGGGCGGTGGCGATCAGGCTCGCGAGGTCCACGAGCATGGATTTGCCAGTGCCCGCGGTCGGCGCGTTGAAGCCGTGGAGAGGGGCCGTGGGCAGCGAGCGGCGCACCAGCGCGGTCAGGATGGCCGAGAGTGCCACGGCGCGATCTCCTTCCGTCACGAAGGGGAAGGTCGAGATCAGGTCCTTGAGGTAGGCCAGCGCGCGCAGCGCCATGTCACGGTCGGGATCGCGCGGCAGCACCGGGAAATGGGCGTTTTGAGGATCGAACAGCAGCCCGGTCTGCGCGTCGTAGCCTGGCAGGTCGAGGATCGAGCCATCCGGCCGCAGCGTGGGCGCATTGATGATGCCGGTGAGCACCGGAAGGCGCCATTGCCCCTCGCGGGCGAGGAACGTCTCCGCGATACGATGCGGGCAGTCGGAGTTCACCCATTTCTCTGCGCGCTTGTCGAACCGCTTGTAGCAGACGACCCGGGTGAACGCTTCGGCCATGTGGTGCGCCTTGACGTCGATAAGCCGGGGTGCGTCGACTATGCGCCCGTCCGAGACCGCCACCGGCACCATCGCCGGGCGCACCACCATGCTGCCACGCTGATAGAAGTTCAGCTTTGCCTGGAGCAGCGCGCCCTCCGACATGTCGATGATTGCGGGCATGTATCCGGCGAAGAGGTAGACGATCGGCCGCCCATCGTCGTCGTGCGTGGGCAGCTTGTCGTCTTCCTGCGACGCGATGGTGTCGCCATCCGCGATGGCCCGGGCGCGTTGCGGTTTGGCTGCCCGCCAGCCATTCTGCCGCGCAAGCCAAAACAGCGTGCCGACGGTCACGCTGCGCACGGTCGAGAAACTGTCCCATTTCTCGGCAGTGTATTCCGGATCGTTCTTGTCCGCCCGCGCCGACCAGTTCTCCCACAGGTCGCGGCCGTCAGGCCCGAGTGCGGCGTAGAGTGCGAGCCCGACCTTGATCCAGTCGTCGTAGGGCAGGTCGTCGTTCGGGATGTGGGCGACGGCTTCCTCGACCAGTTCGCGCGACGGGGCCTGATTCCGCTTGAGCCCGGCGGCCTTGCGGCCCTCGCGCTCGATCTTCGCGGCGGTGGCGGTGCTGCAACCGCCAACCTTGCGCAGATATTTTTCGGCTGCGGCGATGAACGCCGTGCACCGCTCCTTGGTGACTGTCGGCAGCTCATGCAGAGGCACATCGAGCGGCGAGCATTCGGGCCAGTAGTAGGGCGCCTTCGTGTCCGGGTGGATGCCGAAGGCCACGAACTGCTGCCCGGTCGCCAGGATTTCGACGCGCGCCACCGTGCCGTCGAGCATGTGGAACTCGGGCGTCTGGATCTTGTCGAAGGGCGCGTCCGTCCGGAAGATCAGCAGGATCTTCGGCGCGCGCCCGATCCGACAGGCGGGCGTCATGCCGAGCATCTCGGTCGCGATGCAGGTCACCCGGTGGGCATGCTGGGGATCGAGCACGTCGATGTCGATGCCGACCAGTGTCCCGCAGAGCAGGCCGGTGTTGGTGCAGTTGCGCTGCGCCTTCGTCCAGCGGGCGATCTCGGCTTCGTCGGCGCTGGCACAGACCGTCTCCCAGCCCTTCATCATCGGCCGCTTGCCCGCGGCCTTCATGGCGACATGTGCGCCCAGCACCGGCACCGGGCGATAGCCGTTGCGATGCAGTTGCAGGCGCAGTTCGGTCGGATCCTCGGGCGCCGCAGGGGCGAGCGCGTTGGCGGACGCATCCGCCGACGCATCGTTGTGGGTCGTGTCTTTTGTCGTGCGGATGGCGTCCTCCATGGCTTACTCTCCGTCCAGAACCCAGGCGGCGAAGTCATCCTGTGCATGATCTTCGGCCGCTTCGGGGCTGCCGATGAACTTGACGAGGCCGTAGTAGACCTTGCTGGTCAGACCACGTGGGTCGCGCTCCCAGGAGGTGGTCCCGCGCAGGTCGTGATCAAGCTCGGCGCGCAGCCGGTCCAACGCTGCGAGGGTCCGATCCGCCTCGCGATAGGTCGGGGTGCCGGGCACTGCCGAGGCCATCACATGGATCAGAGCATCGCGGGTGTTGCGAAGGCAGTTGCCCACGAACACATGTTCGTCAGTCGAAAGCGGGTTGCGGAAATCGCTCATCGCGCGGCCTCCTGCTGCTCGATCCATTCGAGAAGCCGCGATTTGCGCGCGCAGATCACGTTGCCCATGCGGAACGTGGGCATCCGCACCTTGGCCTCGCTGGCGTAGTAATAGACCTTCCGTCGCTCCTTCGCGTCGCCGAAGACGAAGAGCGCGATGGCGTCCGCGCCCCGCAGCAGATCCTCGGCCAGCGTCGGGCAAACCTCTCCCGTGGCGGGTCCAGCCCGCAAATGCTCCTGCATGTTGTCCTCCGAAGTTTCTGATTGACCTCAGGCGACGCCGAGGGACGCCTTCACGCGGTGTTCGAGTTGCTCGAGGTTCACCACCGCGAAGGCGCGAACCTTTGGATCGGCGACGATGCTGGCGATCTCGGCGGTCGGGACGATGCTGCCCGAGGTGATGTCGATTTCGCCCTCGATGTCCGGGTCAGCCTCCGTGGTGCTGACCTGCCGGCAGACCATACTGATCACGAACAGCGCTCCACGCCCTTCGCGGAACTGCAGCTGCGCCGTGTGCATCGAGACGACCGCAGGCGAGAGCCCAAGGCGGCTGAACTCGGCAACCGCGCCGAGAACGATGGCATCCTCGTAGGTGAACTTCCTCGCCTTGCCCGGCTCAACAGGATTCTCGGGCTTGAAGTGTCCGCGCGATATCCATGCCTCGACCTGATAGCGGGTCAATTGCGCCGCGTCCGCGATCTGCTGGATCGTGAATTCCTGGTCCATGGCGATAACCTTTGACAGTGTGTTTGAACTATGGGTAAATGACCTCAGACGAGCTGTCAATGGCATTATCTAGACTGCAAAATTCTGGACTTGCCTTCCCGGCGAAGCAGAGCGTGATTGAGCGTTGGAGGACGCAAATGGCCACGATCCGGAAGCGAACATTGCCCTCGGGCCTGGTGCGCTGGCAGGTGGATTTCACCGACCAGGCCGGAAAACGCCGATCGAAGCTGTTCCCGCGCCGCAAGGATGCCGATGTCTACCTTGTGAAGGTCCGCTCGCTGGTCGCCAACAACACCTATCTGGCCGACAGCGAGAGCATCACCGTGGCCGATGCCGCGAAGGCGTGGCTCGACCATTGCGAGATGCGCTGCAAGACGGGGCGGCGGATGGAGCGCACCACGCTTCGCGGCTACAGCGACTATGTCCGACTGCACATCACGGATGCTAAGGTCGGGATCGGGGACAAGCTGATCGTCCAGCTGACCCGCCGTCATGTGAACGAGTTCCGTGACCGGCTGTTGCTGAACGGCCGGTCCGAACATCTCACGCGCCGCGCGTTGTCGGTCCTCAAGCTCATCCTCGACCATGCCATCGACAACGGCCAGCTCTTCACCAACGCCGCGCAAGGCGTGCGGGTGATCAAGTCGAGCCGAATCGACTACAAGGCGCCAGTGCCGTCGAAAGAGACGATCCGCGCGCTGATCGAGGCGGCGGAGGAGGATTTCAAGCCGCACCTTATCGTCTCGGCGCTGACCGGCCTGCGCGCTTCGGAACTGCGCGGCCTGCGCTGGCAGGACGTGGATTTCGAGCACGGTTTCATATACGTGCGCCAGCGCGCCGACGCCTACAACCAGATGGGCGAGCCGAAATCGCGCGCGGGCTATCGCGACATCCCGGCCGGGCCGATGGTGCTGAACGCCCTGCGTCGCTGGAAATTGCGCTGCCCGAAGAGCGATCTCGGGCTGGTCTTCCCCGCCCCACGCGGCGGCGTTCTCCAGCACACCAACACGCAGTCCCGGTTCCGCAAGCTGCAGGAGCAAGTCGGCGTGAAGCTGCGCTGGCACGACCTGCGCCATTTCGCAGTGTCGCTCTGGATCGAGCAGGGCTTCTCCATCAAGGAGGTCATGACCTTCGCGGGCCATTCCTCGATCCAGATGACCATGGAGCGCTACGGCCACCTGTTCCCGTCGCCCGACCACCAGAACGCCATGGCCGAGGTCGAGGCCAAGCTGCTGGGGTGACCGATTCCGAGCGGCGGCTGCTGGATGCTTCGCCCGGTTCACCCGTATGGCTGGGATCGGCCCTCACCAACGCCCCTGTGGCGGGGCTTGGAGCCGCTCTACCGAAATGGCTCGGGCTCATAGGCCGCCTTGGCCACCACCTTGCTGGCATCCCCGCGGGATCGATAGCGGCCAATCATGTCGCCGCTGGCGGCGTCGTCGACCTCCTGCACCCGATAGAGCGTCAGGCTCTTGTCGCTGTTGGGCTTGAGCTGGAAGACCCGGCCGTTCTTGCGGCAATAGAAGAATTTCGAGCCCTTGATC